ATAAAAATATTGTATGAAATGTTATGTATATAGATTAAAATCTGATAGCGGGGAAATTTTTTATTTAGGTAAGGGAACTGGTAACAGAATGTTTAAACATATTCAGATAGCCAAAGGCAAATCCCAAAATAGAAGTAAAAACCCTAAATTATATAATAAAATAACCCATATTATTAAAAATGGTGGGTATGTAATACCAGAGATTATATTTGAGTCTGATAGTAATAGTGAATGTCTAAAAAAAGAAATTGAATTAATAAATGAAGTGGGTTTAGATAATCTTTGTAATTTAACAGAAGGTGGTGGAGGTACTGTTGGTTATAAACTATCTGAGGGTACAAAACATAAAATTTCTGAAGCTAGGAAAGGTAAAAAAAGAATTTTTACCGAAGAACATAGGAGTAATATTTCAAAAGTGATGAAAGGTAGAAAGAGTCCAATAAGTGGGTTAAAACTATCCGATGAAACAAAACGTAAAATGTCTGAAGCTAAAAAAGGTAAGAAAAGGGGACCAAGACCACAGTGGGTTAAAGATAAGATATCTAATTCAATGAAAAAAAATAAGTAACTTGTTACTTTTAATTATATAGATATGAAAATAATAGCACTCGGAGACACTCATGGAAGGTCTCTATGGAAAGAAGTTGTAAGTAAAGAAAGTGATGCTGACAAAATTGTCTTCATCGGTGATTACTTTGACACACACGGTGGTGGGTATAGTGCCAATCGCCAAATAGAAAATTTTAAGGATATCATTGCCTTTAAGAAAGCTAACATGGATAAAGTGGTTCTTCTTTTAGGTAATCATGACTTTCATTATTTAAATGAAGTCGGTGAACAATATTCAGGTTATCAATGGCATTACAGTAAGGACATCAATGAGGTGTTACAACCGGCTGTAGATGAAGGTTTAATTCAAATGTCATTTGTTCATGATAATTTTGTTTTTACTCATGCTGGGGTAACAAAGACTTGGGCTAAAAATAGTGGGATTGATTTAGATAATTTACAAGAATCTATCAATAACCTATTCAAAACAGATAAATCTAAATTTAAGTTTACTGTTGGACCTAACTTCAGTAATTACGGTGATGATATCACACAACCACCAATATGGGTACGTCCTGAATCACTTGATGATGATAAACTTGATGATATGATTTTTGTTGTGGGTCATACAACGATGCCGAGAATAGGTCAAATAAATGGTATTATTTTCATCGACACTTTAGGTATTTCACAAGAATACTTGAAGATTATTGATAATGAGGTTAAAACTGATTATATTAAGTTAAGTGAGCAGGTTTAGTAAACATAGAGAGAAACCTAAATGGAAACCAAAGGAAGGTGCATTAGTTGTTGAAACTGGTGATAACGTCCTTATTGAGTTAGGTGAGATACATGAGATTTCAGGTGAAAGATGGGTTTGGATAACTGATGGTACGAATACATGGAGAAACCCCGTTAGACACGTCATTGAAACAATAAAAGAAGGCGGTTGGAGGGTGGTGAAGGATGGACCTATTGAACCTGAGAAGATTTTGAGAGATTTTAAGTTTATATGAATGTCCCAATAAGGATAAAGGCAACAGAAAGAACTCCCTTAATGGAATATCTACCAAAGGAGTTAACTTTTAACATGATTGGTGTTTCGGTACCTGATGATGCTAAATCTTTCTATGCTCCCGTTCTTACTTGGATTGAATCATATATAAAGGATAATACAACTGAAAAACTAACAATAAACATTGATTTAGATTATTTCAGTATTCAATCAGCTTCGATTTTATTAAAGATATTGAAGTTGTTTGACACACTTCCAAACGTTGTGGTTAATTGGTATTTTGATGATCCTGACACAGAAGAAATTGGTTACGATTTAGCCGGTATGTTAAGGATGAAATTCAACCATATACTAAAAAACCCTGAAAATTACAACGATTACTAATTTTTTTAACAATTTTTCTTGACATCCGTTGCCATTTTTTATATCTTTGTATTAGACGAGTGGTGGAGGGTATACACGCCCCATTGACGGATGGGCTGGTCTCATGATATAAGGTTCTATTTGGTACCCTAGTCTTAGGACTCGAAATGAGGCATCAAGGGGTTTAAGTCCCCTTCTCGTCAGAAAATTCCCCCGATTGATTGAGTTTATTCTATCTCGGGGGTTTTTTTATTTAAAAACTTTTTACTATCTTTGTAATATTAAAACATTAGAGTATGATAGTAATGACAAAAGAATTTAAACTCGTAAATAAATCTGGTGAATCATTAATCAAAACGAGAATTGAAACTAAAGAATTAGCGATAGAGTTTTTCGCTAAAATCAAAAGATTAAGTAAAATTGATTTATTAAAAATTTATAACGTAAAAGAATGTTAATTTTTCTAGGAGACTATTTCTAAAAATTTATCATATTTTCTAGGTAGTCCTATATTATCGTTATCATAGTTATGATAAATATAGTTACCGATTATACTTATTTCCTTTTTATTTACAATTCTAAACATAGATCCTACACCCTTTTTATTTGAGTGTTTATCTATTCTGTATTTTTTAATACCTAATATATCACACAAATTTACCATATAACCCCAATCTTGTTCATAACTACCACTAATACTAAACTGACTTAGATAGGCCTTTTTATTATAATAAAAACATCCATCACCATCTAATATACCCCTATAAAAGTAATATTTTAAATTATCAGGAATTTTTGATAAAATTTTGTTAGGTGAGATATAAGATTTCTTATCATAATCATGTTCAACTAGGAATCTAAATAAATCACTGCTACCGATGTTTAAAGATTTTTGAGTTCTATGTCCACGATTTCTTATATATGATTTATATTTACATATTTTTTTAAAATAACCTTCAAAGACATCAGCATCTTCTATAACACATTCTAAAACTACAGTTGAGTTATACATAGTACCATCTGCCCATAACAAACCTAATAAGTACACTAAATTAGAGTCTTCAATATTTAAAAACATACCCATATCTATGTTCTTATTCTTTTTTAATCCCATAGATTGTATTTTACCACAAACTTTTGTATATTTGTATCCTAAATGTTTGGCACAATAAGAAGCTCCTTTGGATGGGTAATTATCTATGAGGAAGTTAGTTTCTTCTTTAGTCCATCTTTTTTTAACATGTATCATACCTATAAATATCAATAAAAATGGGAAAAATCACAAAACCTCTAATCATGCTAGGAGACATACACGGTAATTTTAATTGGTTACAGTGGTACATTAAACAACATAAGTTAGAGAACTGTACAATCTACCAAGTAGGTGACTTCGGTATTGGGTTCACTAATGAATTCAATGACATGAACACTTTAGGTTTGTTGAACAGATTCCTCAAGGAACGTAATATCCAACTCTACGCCATTCGTGGTAATCACGATAACCCTAAATTCTTTGATGGTCATTTAAAGAACCATTTTGATAATCTACATCTTCTTGCCGACTACGATGTGGTTGAGATTAACGGTAAAAAGGTTCTCGGTGTTGGTGGGGCTGTGAGCGTCGACCGTAGACCTCGTATGAGGGAACAACTTGAATACACTAGAAATGGTGTTGTGAGAGAGTTACATTGGCATGATGAAGTTTTTGTTCTTGACGAAGAAAAACTTAAGAATATCGAGGGTATTGATATTGTGGTAACACATACAGCTCCCGATTTCTGTAAACCTGTCAATACTCAAGGTTTCGGTTGGTTAGTTGACCAATTTGCCCAAGATGATCCAAAACTCTACGAAGATTTAAGAGCTGAAAGAGATTTGGTAACTAAGATGTGGGCAATTCTTAAGGAGAAGAATAAAGTTGACTATTGGTTGTACGGGCACTTCCACAACAATTGGACAACTAATTTCGAAGGCACTAATTACAGATTGTTAGGTATTAATGAGTTTTTCACTTACCCCAATCCTGATGATTATACACCTGAATGGGAGAAGGAATTGGATAAATAAAAAAGGGACTTTAAAGTCCCTTTTTTTATGTTGGATAAACTGTGCTTTTAACTTTTACACCTTTAGGTAATTCAAAATCCCTTTTGGTTGGTGGTTCTATTTTCTTATACTTTGTCACAGGGAAACCACTATTAAGTTGTTCCAATTGTTCAAGGTATTCATCACCATATTCATTAAGACGATTGATAACTTCATCGATAATTTCGGCTTTACCACCGTATACTGTCCCACCTCTTGGGAATTCATTTTCTTTTAGGATTTTTTTAACCAATCCTTCTATATCATTTTCATTAAGACGAACTATCTTTTTCATACTATATAAATATGAAAAAAGGGACCGAAGTCCCTTTGATGATTAACCTTTTTTATTTAATTAGAATCTGTTTCCACAGCCCGAACAGAAGTTATCTGCTGGTTTACCTTTTCTACCACATTTGGTACAGTACTGACCAACCTTCTTAAGGTCTTTAGCGCACACATACATTTGTGATACAGGTTTGATTTGATATTCAACAACGTTAGTTGTGAAGTAGTGGAACTTTTTACTTACAGTTTGGAAACTTTGAGAAGAGTGAGAACCTTGTTCAACTCTACCTGTTTCTACACTTTTACTTCTAAGTTTTGGTGTTGGAGTTGCAGATGCGGATGCCCCAACAATCCCTCTACTAGCGTTAACTGAATAAGTTGTGTTTGTTGTACTTAATGATCCAAAACTTAAAGATGTATCACTTGTTGAAGAATACATTGCGTTGATTGGCGTACGCGTTAGGCGCTCTAATTCTCCAAGGTTTGTAGTATAAGTAAGGTCACCCAAAGTCCACATAGGATTTGTGGTTGTTTGCCAAGTTGGACCTGTATAGGTACCACTTGAAAGAACAATTGGGTTACTTGGTGTTAAATCCTCATTGTAGAATTCAACTTTAACTAATCCATTCTTTTCGATTGCTTTCTTAACTTCTTCAGCGTTACCGTTTACGTTGTAAGTTTCGAATTTGAACTTATTCGGGTTATCGAGATAACGTTCTAAGTAAACTCTTTCACCTGGACGTAATACGATTCCTGAGTAAGAAATTAAGGTGTTATTAATTGAGATTTTTGCGAGAACTGTTGTTTGTGTTGGGTTATGAAGTTCGATTTGAAACTCTACGTTGTTATTTAAATACACAAATTTATTGTTTTTAATTTTCACCCTACCTTTATTAACACAAATGTAGGCTTGTGGGTTTTCTAATTTTGTTTTCATTATGTTATTGTTTTTAATTATATTTCCATATAAAACCGTACGCTGTTTTTCTTTTACCTATACAACAAGAAGAAATGTTACCAACCGATAGGTTTAAAATTTTACAAACCATACCAACTGAATCCCATTCTTTTATTAAATTCATTTCTAAATCGTATTGAAATACTTTTTTTGAATTTGGGTTATTTTTACCACTATTAGCTAGAGATATTTTATTTTTATGTGAATTAGTTAATTGTTTACCATATAATGGGTTATCTTTACCTATGAGTTTTTTTCTCTTACCAGTTTCATAACCGCTTAAAGCCTTTTCACTCATTTTTTTTATAGAATCTTCTTTATGTTTTTTCCCATAAAAAGGGTTTAATATATCTACAATTAAATCTTTTTCTTTTGGTATTATTTCTTGATAAAAAGATTCAGTTTTTATTTTAGAAAAATCTAAGTTCAATAACTTACCTTTTTTAGATTTAATATTTGACATTATTGATTTAGTGTCTTCTGACATTTTAAAACCAAAAGTATTACCAGCGTTTGGAGTTGAATTATATCCATTTTCGTAAGAATTAAATTCATCAATCCAATGTTGTTCCCTTTCAATTAATACCTCTTTTTCACATTCTTCTAATATTTGAAATTCAAATACTTCTTTACCATATTTATTCCATGATCTTTGTAGGTATGGTGAGTGATGACTATTCTTTTTTAAATCTTTAATATGACATCTCCACCTATCTTTAATATCTATAGCCGAACCAACGTATATTTTATTGGTTATTTTATTTTTTATTGAATAAATTCCTGATTTTTTCATTGTTCTTTTATTATAAATATTCAACAATGAAATAGAAGTGTTTAATCCTAAAAATTAAGTGGAATTTTCAAGATATACTAATTTGTCTTGTTTGATTTTTTTTCTGCCTTTGTTGACCGTAATATAGGCCATAGGCTTGTTTGTAATGTTAGCCATTTGTTTTTTAACTTTAATTACTTGTTATTGTGTAACTCATTCTAATAACTTCATTACCTTACTGACCAAATCAGGGATAATTCAACAGAGATTTTCTCTGGTTACCAAAATGATTAGTTAATCATCGATAATAAATATATAGGGTTGTATTTATTTGTGAAGTTTATTATAATTAAAATATGAATTTTGCAGCAATAGTAGCCCACGACAAAAATAGACTAATAGGTGGTGACAACAAACTTTTATGGCATTTACCCGAAGATTTAAAAAACTTTAAAAAAATGACTTTAAATTCTACCGTTATAATGGGTAGAAAAACTTTTGAATCAATCGGTAAACCCTTACCCAAAAGAATAAATGTTATCTTAACTAGAGATAAAACTTTTAAAGCTGAAGGTTGTTTAGTTTATCATAACGTTGAAGATGTAATTAAAGACTTTGTGAAAGATCCACACCAAGTATTCGTAATAGGTGGTGGTGAAATTTATAACATTTTTTTCCCTTTTATTCAAAGAATTTACGTATCTTTGGTTGATGGTGAATACGAGGGTGATACTTATTTCCCTGAATACACCGAAGGTTGGAGGTGTTTTTATAACGAACAACTAGAAGGTTTTAAACTTCAAACTTGGATTAAGAAATGAAATTATTTTTAGACGATTTACGTACAGTTAATATGGTTTACCCCAACCCAAATTTAAATGAGTGGGCTGTGGTAAGAGATTTTTACCAATTTGTTAATTATATTAACAAATATGGTTTACCTGATTATATAAGTTTCGACCACGATTTAGGTATGGAACATACTAGATGGTATTTTGAAAATGGTGGTCATGAAAGCCCACCTGACCCATCTGTTGCTGAATTTAAAGAAAAAACAGGTTATGATGCGGCTAAATGGTTAGTTGACTATTGTGTTGAAAAAGGTCAACCACTTCCATTATGGCACGTTCATTCCCACAACCCAATCGGGGCAAATAATATAAGAACCTATTTAAAAAACGCAGAGAAACACCTTGGACTTGGTATTTAGAGAATTGGAGATTCTTTGGTACTTTCTACCAAAGATTTTTGTAGCCACAATTTGTGGTTTTATTATCGGTTACGACCGTGAAGTAAGAAATAAAGTAGCTGGTATTAGAACAAATGTTCTGATTACAGTTGGATGTACAATCTTAACAACCGCATCACTTTGGATGTCCCAAGACGGTAGTTCTGACCCGTCAAGAATTCTAGGTCAGATTGTTACAGGTATAGGTTTCTTAGGTGGTGGTGTTATCATGAAAACTGAGGACAAGATTATTGGTGTTACAACAGCCGCCTTTATTTGGGTTGCAAGCGCCATCGGTATTATGTGTGGGTTAGGGATTTATATCATACCAATCCTTATTACAGTAGGTCTTTTAGTTGTATCTAGTTTCTTTGAAAGAGTAGAAAAGAGAATAAAAAATAAGAGAGAAAGTAAAAATTCTTAACTTTTATTTTGTTTAGATTTTTTATACATAGGATTATTGGTACCCTTTTTAGCTTCACTCATTTTTTTTATAGTTTCTTCTGATAATTTTTTACCGTAATTGGGGTTTTTACTCCCACTTAAACTTTTACTTATTTTTTCTTTATGTTCTTTAGATATTTTTTTACCACTATTCCATGATGGTCGACCACTATTTTTACCTTTCATTGTTTCACTAATTTTCTTTTTAGTGATTTCATCACGTTTTAGACCTAATTTAGCTTTACTGATTTTGTTTTTTGTTTTTTGGGTTCTTTTAGAACCCAAACAACTACCAGCTATAGGGTTACAATTGTAACCTTTATTATAGGAATTTAAAGTGTCAATCCAATACTGTTCCCTTTCAATTAAAACATCTTTAGAACAATATTCTAAAACTTCAAAAATAAAATGGTCGATTCCGTGTTTGTTGTAGGATCTTTGAAGTTTGATTGAATGATGTTTATTATTTTTTAGCTTAAATTTATGTAAATTCCATCTATTTTTAATATCAATTCCACTACCTACATAAATTTTATTATTCAATTTATTAGTGATTTTATAAATTCCAGTTAATTTTCCCATATTTATTTGTGTATTATATAAATATCATGTATCTTTGTACTGTTATGAAAAAGATGAAGCCCACACAAATTAAAGCTGAAGACCTCAGAAGAATTGAAAAGACAGCTCACAGAAAAGCTCTTATTGATGCTGGTGTGTATGGTCGTCCTGGCCATAAAGTACATAAGAGTGTAAAGGATTACACTCGTAAGGTTAAACATAAGAAAAACCTTTTGGGAGATTAATTTCCTCTAGGTTCTTGATATTTAAATTTAAGTGTAGTAAAATTACACAAAAGAGATTACGGTTGGTGAAGTAATCATTCCGCGGTAGTTCAATTATATAATAACTACGAAATTTTACCACGGTTTTCACCGACCACCATTTACGGGTCATGAGGGGGTTTTGGACGAAAGTCTATTACAACTTTATGACCCTTTTTATTTTGATAAAATGAAAGAAAGATTAAAAAAAGAAGTAGAACACGAGATACAATGGTTAAGGTATTACGGTTTAAGAGAAGATAGAGAAAAATTAGATTTATCTAAAAGTATCTATGAGCAAGTAAGAAGTATTGGTTACACAAAAAGAGTGGTACCATTAGACTTAAGATGTATCGGTTGTCTCTCTTACCAATGGAAAGAAGGTTTAACTGTAGAAAACTTAGAACCTTTAAACGAAAGGAGAAATGGTATTGATAGATTTACACCATTAGAAATGTGGGTTAAGTTAGCAAAAGTAATCCTAGGTGATTACCGCCCCTTTTCTTTTGATGAAATTTCTCGTATTCTTAGTAAAAGAGAATTTAAAGGAGTTGACCATCATGAAGAAAGATAAAACAATTATTGGTTCTGAGGAAGTGATTTCATTTCCTGAGGTAGGTATCGATTCTATTGATGCTCGTATTGATACGGGTGCAACAACATCATCAATTGGTGTTAAGAAGATAGAAGAAAAAGATGGTCACATCTGTTGTACGATGCCTAACCACCAAACTATTTGTTTTAAAGATTACAGTAAGAAAGTAATCAAAAGTTCATTCGGACATACCGAAGAAAGGTATGTTGTCCGTTTGCTAGTTAATGTACATGGACGTAGTGTCCGTACAAATTTTACTTTAGCTAATAGAAGTAAAATGAAATTCCCTGTCCTTATTGGACGTAACCTATTGAGGGGTAAGTTTATTGTAGACGTTAGTCTTTAAATCCTACCACGTTTAATAATCTTTCTAAGTGTAGACCTCTCGTCTTTTGAGGCTAGATATTCATTAAGTTTAGTCTTAATAGTTTTAAACTCCTGATCTGGATTCGTACTGGTTAACCTGATATAAGCCTTGAGTAAACCCAAACCATCAACCATAGAATCTGCTTCATCAAACCAAATCCCAGTTCCTTTTTTGATATCAAAATATAGTGCTAGTTTATTAAACATTTCATCACCAACACCGTGTACAATATCACCGTTTTCAAAGTAAACTGATTTAACTTTTTGTGGTTTTTTGAAAATAAAATAGATTAAAGCCATATTTTTTTTCGTGTACAGGTCAAAATATTCTTGTCCTTTATGTTTTGATGTTGTACACCAACGTGTTCCGGCTCCATACATACAAGAAGAAGTGTACGATTGGGGGGCTACGATTTTGATTAAACCATCTTCATAAATGTTAACAGTTTGTTCTCTTCTAACAGTATCCATCTCACTCTTACTAGGGTAGTTATCAACAATATATTTAATAACACTCCCTAATGTGTGTGGGGTGTAGGCATTAATATTTTTAGCCTCCCATATTCCATTCTTATAAATATAGGTTATGGTCTAAATGTTATTTTTTTTATTAAAATTTTTACCCCTCCTAATTGTTTCTTGTAACCTATTTTTTGTGACTTTATAACCTTTATTAATATTTTGTAAAGCAGGTATAAATCTTAAATTTTTTATACCACCAATAATTTCTGGAGGTATTTTATTTTTGAAACCCTCATGTATACTACATATGTGGTCAAGGTGGTAACAACTCTTACCCCTAAAACATCTTCTATCAGAACCTTTTAATATATGTAATGGTTGAGATTCTGTTATAACCCAAACCTTAATATAATAGAGTCTTTTCTCTAAATCTTTAATGACAGTTAACTTACGTTTTTTGATAGCAGGATTCTCCTTCAACAACTTTTTACACTCCGATAGTAAGATTTTATCCTTTTCTGTTAGTAATTTCTTCATATTTCTATAAATTACACCTTTTAATATCTCTATTAATAAAACTACAAAGTGGTTGTAAGTTGGTGTAATGATTTAGTTTAATAATATCATTTTCGGTAATTGCTGACGATATCGGTATAATGTGGTCTATATCCCATCCATATTTTTCAGTACCATTATATTTTCCATAATTATCCCAAGACATCCAAGACTCAAATTTTGATTCGATATGTTTTTTAAAATCTTCATATGAACAACCGATTATCTCGTGTGTTTTATTTTTTTTAATGAAACCACGATTTTTGATAATATTATTGATGAGTATTTTAGTGTTATGTTTTAATTTAAAGAGAGAATCATTTTTTTTACGTTCTTTAATATAGTTACTGATTCTTTTTTGTATTTTTTCTTTATTTTTTTCTCTGTATAATTTTTGTCTCTCTTTTATTTTTTCTTTATTTTTTTCTCTGTATAATTTTTGTCTCTCTTTTATTTTATCTTTGTTTTTTTCATTATATAGTTTCACCTGTTCTTTTATTTTTTCTTTATTCTTCTCATAATAAGTCTGAGTAAGTTCTTTTATTTTTTCTTTATTTTTTTCCCTATATAATTGTATATATTTATCGTTATACTCTTTTATTTTATCCTTGTTTTTTTCATTATA